GGCAAAACCTTCGGCAAAATCATGGCGACGCCGGTGCAGCGTCTTCCAGGCCTCGAGCATGGCGCCGCGAGCGCTGGAGTAATTGACGTCCGACCAATCGTTGCTGACCTGTTGTGCAGACAGTCCAGTGCCGGCGGCAACATTGCGCAGGACGGCGCCTTCGAACGCACCAAAGTTTCCGGTCGGACGATTGGCGGCAACCGCGTTGATCTTTTCACCGGGGAACAAGATCGGGATGCGAGCGTTGCCCAGAACCATCTTGGATTCGTCGTGGAACCGGCTGCGCTGATCCTGGTAGAAATTCAGCTTCTCCCCGTCATCGAGCGCTTCGCTGACCATTTCACGATCGAATGGCGATTCCACATAGGCCGCGAAGATCGCGTTGATGATCGACGCATCGAGCTCGACGCCGTCGTATTTGACCAGCATCTTGAGGCGCTGCAGCACCGGCGTGAAGATGCCGGCCCCCCCGCGATGCTGTGAGGCGCGATCGCCTTCGTAATCGTGCACGACGATCGGGCGCCCCCAACTCGTCTCGCGCTGAACACGCTCCCATGTCACAGATTGCGCCGCGCTAAACCAATCCCCGGCGTGGGCCTTGCGGATGTGGTATGCAATCGCCGCGCCCCACTGATCAATCTCAACGCCACCACGCATAGTCTGTTGATCAAAACGCAATTGCGGATTTGAAAGCCTGTCCGGATCAACAAGCTGCACTGCTGTGCAATAGCGCGCCCCGCCGCGTCCGACGCGATCGGGAATAAACTGCATGACCGCTAGCGCGTCGCCGTCGATAAGCTTGTGGCGAAACGCAACGCGCATCATCTGACCAAAAGTCTGATTTCGCGATGCATCGCAATATCGCCCGAGATCCGTTACTGCCCAACTCCTCCAGAGAGCATCTAACGCGCTGGCGAATTCCTTTGCCCACACATGATCAAATGCCGGATTCTCGGCGAAACTCGCAAGGAATCGATGGTCGGGCTTTGGGATCGGGCGTAGGTTCGCGCCAACGGCGTTGTCGAGAATCCGCGTGACTGTCCCTGCCGCCCATCCATCATTTTTCGCCATATCTCGCGCGCGCGAAACGATGCGATCGCGATACATGTTGAGTTCGCCATCCGGCGACCACAACATTGGCGTCCATGAGGCCATATGCTGGCCATAGATATCGGCGGCATCGTAGGGCGGACCGCTGAAGTTGCCGCGGCCGCCATTAAGCGCGCGCGCCTTCGAAGGCCGGCTGCGCTCCAGCGGCGTCACACCATCGGGACCATAGAGAACGACACCCTTCTCAGTCATTTTCTAGCGCTTCAAACAAAATGACATTGACATCACTCCGCAGTCGATTCATCGTTGAGTGATGCGCAGCGACTTTTACGTCTATGTGTATTTTCGACCAGATACAGGCTTGCCCTGCTATGTCGGAAAAGGTCGCGGACCTAGATGGATTGCTCACAACAAGCAAAGGTCGCCTAATCCGCACCTTCGCAACATCATAAACAAATACGGTGAAATCCCCTGCGTCAAAACACACCAAGGCCTCACTGAGGCGCAGGCGTTTGAGATTGAGATCGCACTAATTGCGGCCATCGGGAGAGGTAAGAAGGGGCCGCTCGTAAACCTTACTGATGGAGGAGAGGGCTCATCTGGATATGTACCGTCCGATAGCTCTCGTGCGAAAATGTCCGAAAGCAGTCGCCGCCAAGATCGTATCGCCACGCTTCTAGCGCGCAATACTTCTCCAGAAAACATTGCGAGGCTTGCGCGGCTCGCCCAGGACCCCAAAAGACGAGCAAAAGCCTCCGAGATCGCCAATTCTCCTGAGCATCTTGCCCGCTTAATAGCTTACAATCGTTCGCCGGAAGCAAGGGCCGCGAAATCCGTGTTGAGCAAACGCCCTGAGGTTGTCGATCGCTTGCGTGCCCTCGCCAACTCACCAGAAAATCGGGCCCGCCGTTCGAGGCTCAGCAGCGACCCAGATCACCTCAAAAAACTCATGGAGTTCAACAAATCGCCAGAACATAGAGCCCAGGTTGCGGAGCGCAACCGCTCCCCGGAAATGAGAGCGGCGTCAAGCGCGAGAGCCAAAGCGCGCAACGCTTCACCGGAGTTCCAAGCAAAGGCCGCTGAGGGCCTCAGGCGTTACCTGGCGAATCGACAGAAGGAGGAGCCGACATGAGCTTGGTTGGAAAATTCGTTTTTGCGGATGACGGGGATGCATTTAGGACGGGACACGTGGTCTCGCTGGTCGACCGCGAGAGGCCCTGCAGGAGTGGGTTGATTGGCTTGAAGTCCCGTCATCATCGAACGTTAGACTGATCACCGATCATCGAAAATAGGGCCGGATAGCGCGTCTGCCGCGATTGATTCCGAGCTGGCGCTGAAGCAGGCCGATAAAACTCTGCAGCGCCGCGCCTTCGGCTGCGGTGTAGGTCACCGATTTCCCGTCATACGATACCGTGACAGGCTTGCCACCCGTGGCGAGCTGCATATACGCGGTCTGCGCCACCGTCAGCCATTGCTGAAGCGTCACCGCCGGTAGACCGGCTAGGATGGTGCCGTTCGGATCAAACATCGCAATCCCCGATCACTTCGGCAACATGCTGGCGAACGATCGCCGCGGCGCTTGAGCCGTCGGCGCGAGCGAAATCATCGGTCTTTGCGCCGGCGTCGTCGGGGGCGCAGGGTGCGCTGGGGCAACCGCGCCATCGCGCGGCGGGCGCTCCGAGACGACTGAATATTGCAACCCGACCTCAATGCGCCGCGGCAGCGAACGCCGAACCGCTAATGCGCCGACAAAGGTATCGAGCACTTCGTTGCGCTTGCCCTCGGGCAGCTCCCAGCGCGTGTAGGGTTGCCCCATGCGCTTGTGAGTCATGCGCCGTTCTGAGGTGAGCTGCTCGTAGTAGTCCGGACCGAAATTCTCTCCGGTCGGAAAGTGGATGAAGCCAGGCTTGCGCAGGCCAGGCTCCGGCGGATCAATCTTCAGGCGCCCGTAGATGGCGTCCTTGGCGGCGTCGGTCCCGATCAGCCACAACGGGTCATTCATCTTCGAGCGCGTCTCGCGACCAGACCAGATCGGGCGGTTGCCGTGGATGCCCTTGGTGGCAAAGATGCGGCGGCCGCGCCTCGCCTTGGCGAAGGCATATACTTGCGAGCCGTGATGGCCGCCGGTGTCGACACCGAACGCCGCAACCCGGAGCAGCTGGCCCGATCGCGTCCGAAACTTGCTGGTCAGCAGGACATCAAGCTCAGCCCAGGCCATCGGCTGCGACGGGTCCTGGTTGATGATCGTGTACTGGAACGGCCAGGCCTCTTCATCCCTGCCCCAGCCGATCAGCTGCACTTCGAGGCGATTGCCTTGGACGTCGCAGAAGCCCGTGATGATGATCACTTCATCAGGCAGATCGTCGGGCCCGTAGACCTCGGCGCGGGCGATCAGGCCGGCGCTGTCGAGAGCGTCGCCGTATTGCGGCTTCCACAACTCCGCAAGCGCGGTATTGGTGAACTTGCGCAGCAGCTCCGGCTCGCCCTGCGCCTCCAGAAACTCGCTGACGATCTCCGGCAGCCGGTGCCGCTTCGAATAGAGCTTACTGACGTGGAACCCGGCATGGCCGCCATAAGGCGCGCGCTTGCCGCACTGATAGCATCGCGCCCGGCCGGCGTGATCCCATTGCTCCGGCACTTGCTGCTGATCACAGCAGCTGAATTCTCGCGTCTGTCGCCAACCGTATCCCGGCGCGGTCTCCAGCGCATCGAGCGACGCCACGCGGTCGCGCTCGCTCCAGATCGTTCCGCAGGCCTCGCAGGCGAGGCGCGCGGTCTCCGGAAGATTGGCTCCCGAGCCATCCTTGTCCCAGCGCACATGCGACCAGGTCAGAACCTGCTCATGACCGCAGTGCTGGCAAGCAAGAAAACACCGGCGGCGATCGCTGGCGGCATATTCCCGGCCGATGCGCGAGATGCCCTCGACCGTTGGCGAGCAGGTGCGCACGAACTTGGCGCGACCGAGCGCCCTGTAGGTCGAGGCACGTTCCTCGCCAAGCTTGAGGGGATCGCCCTCGCTGCCGGCGCTGATCGGGTACTTGTCGATCTCATCCGCCAGGATGACCCGCTTGGGTCGCGACGCCAGGTCGGTCGGGGAGTTCGCTCCCACGAAATCAAGCGAGCCTCCCGGGTAGCTCTTGTGCGCGATCGTGTTCTCGCTGTCGCGTGAGCGCGGCGGCTGCACCAGCTCGCGCAACGCCGGCGAGGCCAGCACGGTCGGCGCAAAGCGCTCCTTCGAGAACGACTCTGCCGCGCTTTGCGTCGGCTGTATGAACAGGATCGGCGATGGGTCCTGGTGGATGTAATAGCTGGCGACGTTGATCAAGAGCTCGGTCTTGACCAGCTGCGTCGCCGCCATCACGGAGATGGTGTGCGTGTCCGAATCCGTTATCGATTCCATGATCCCGAAAGCGATCGGCTGCGCCGAGGTCTTCCATTGACCTGGGCTCGCCGACGTCTTTGCGGAAATG